GGAAGTCGGTCAGGAGCGGAAAACTGTCCGAGACGGATTCCGGCGCACAGGACCGCATCGTATCGGAGGAGGCCAAGGAACTGCTTGCGCCGTATCTTGCCGGGAGCGTGCGGATCGTATAACACCATACCGAACCGAATAAAACGGAGGTATCATATGGAATATTTCACTCTTCCGATCTCATGGAAATCCGTGACGTCCATAAGCGACACGAACAAGCCGACCACGACATCGACCACCATCAAGGGGCGCATGGAGCTGGGTTACACGCTCGTGCGCGACCAGACGGGAGAGGAGATCGTATCGACGGCGTGCATCTTCACGAAGTCCGCGGTCGCCGTGAACGATTATGTCAACGACAAGCTGGTCATCTCGTCGATACCTGAAATCAGTCTGGACGGTACGGTGCATCACTACGAGGTCTACGTAAAATGAATATAAAAGTCGATGGGATCGACGAACTGAACGCACTGCTCAAGGCGATGCCGTCCGAAGTGAACGTGGCGATACAAAAGGAACTGAAGACCGCGATGTTGGATTTGCAGGGCAAGGCGCAGGAACTGGCCCCGGTCGATACCGGGGCGTTGCGCGGGTCCGCACTGTCCGACGCGGAGATAAACGGACTGAACCATGTAGGCGGGTATGTTAGTTTCAACGAACCGTATGCCACACGGCAGCACGAGGAACTGGAATACATGCATCCAAAGGGCGGCGAGGCGAAATACCTCGAAAAGCCGCTGAACGAGAACATCCAGAAATACATCGCCCGCATCGGCGATAAGATACGAAAGGCGGTGGACCACAGATGAGCCTAACAGGAGAGATAAAAACGCTTCTGTCCACCGTTTCGAACGTGTACCGCCACTCGATGCCGGCCACTCCGGTCGATGCGGTGTGCATCTATCGCACGGGAGGAACGGAACGGTCATCGTCGGGGAGCAAGGTCGAGGAACCGACGTTCATGATAAAGGTACGCAACGACGATCCGGACACCGGAGAGGCGTTGTGCGACACCATCAAGGATTTATTGCACAACAAATCGACAACGACCGTCATGGGGATCTATCAGACCGGGGACGTGCAGTATCTTGGCCGGAACGAATCGAACGCGGACGAATGGACATTGAATTTCAGGGCATACTATAAACGGTAAAAAATATTAAATAAGGAGGAAAATTCATCATGGCAGAAGTAGCAGGATATGTAAACGAGGTATGGATCCTTGCAGGATCGTCCGCGATGGCGGCAGGAACGGGCGCAGAGGTGCTGGGGGTCGATGATTCCAAATTCGGCAGACTGTGCGACATACTGGACATCTCATCGTTCGGAAACCAGTACAAGAAGAAACTGGCCGGACAGCTCGATTCGACATTCACGCTTGCGGGAAACATCTACGTAGGCGACACGACAGGGCAGGACGTCATCGTTGCGGGCGCATCGGTGTATGTCGGAGTCATGCCGAACGGCCCCACGGTCGCGGGGACGCAGGTACCGGCGATTGTCGAGAGCGTGGATTATAGTTATGCGGTCGCAGGCAAGCAGACGTTCAGCGCGACATTCGCATGCAACGGCGCACCGGTGGAACTTCCGATAAGGTCGTAAAAATCAGATAGGAGGATAATATCATGGCCGAAAATGCAGGATTCAATGCGGTCTTGAAAATAAGCGGCACGGCTACTGCAATGGTAGGCGAGGCGACGACCGAGGACGTGACGACAAAGATATACCAGATATCCAACGCGGCGAAACAGGTGCTTGAGCGTACCGGAACGATACGCGTCCACAAGAAAACGACCGGGGCGACTGCGGAGGCAGGAACCAACACGACAACGATACACTATACATCGCACGGGCTTGTCGTGGGCGACCTGATATGCAACGAAACGCGCTCCAATGCGTTCCGGCTCGTGCTGACCAAGAACAACGACGATTTCACGGTATCGACCGTGACCGGGCAGACCGACGGCGACACCATCATGCGGTATCCGACCGAAGCGCCCACGGCGTATTCGCTGAACCGACTGAACGGAAAAGTCACGTACGCCAACGCCGCATCCAGGGTGATAAAGGTATCCGGAAACTATCTTCCGATGTCCGTGGCGGCATACTGCAACTCGATGAGCGACACGAAGTCGTGCGAGATACTGGACATCTCGAAATTCGGCACACAGTACAAATCGAAGATGCCGGGCCAGTTGAGTGCCAGCGGAACGCTCACGCAACTGAACATGGCGGACACAGTGTATTCCGCGGCGCTTGTCGCCGGACTGCCCGTCATCGTCGAGATGCGCACCACATCGACAGACCAGCCGAACCGGTACTGGGCGCTGTTCGACAACGACGAGATAACCGCCGCGGTCGCAGGGGTGCAGAATGAAACGGTGTCATGGGCAAGCACGGACGAATGGCTTAGACTCGGATTATAAAATAACGAAAGAGAGGTACATTGATATGTACTTGACAAGAGACCAGATTCTGAACATGGACGACATGAAGACACAGGAAGTCGATGTCCCGGAATGGGGCGGCGCGGTCGTCGTCAAGATGATGACCGGCAAAGAGCGCGATGCGTTCGAGGCGTCCCTGTCCGACGGCGGGAAGAATCCGAAAGTGAAATACGACAACATCCGCGCGAAACTGGTCGCAATGACCGTCATCGACACAGACAGCAAGAAACTGATGTTTTCCATCGGCGATGTCGAGATGCTCGGCGGGAAATCCGCCGCCGCATTGGACCGTGTTTTCACTGTCGCGCAGAAACTCTGTGGACTGTCTAAAGAGGACGTGGACGAACTCGTAAAAAACTGAATGACCGACCGGGGCGATATTTCTACTACGAACTGGCCGAGGCGCTGGGGTATGCATCCGTTTCTGCGATGCTGTCGGAGATGACATCATCAGACGTCAGTGAATGGATGGCATACTTCCAGCTTAAAGCCGAGCGCCAGCACAACGAAGAAATCGCACAGTCGGCGAAAAACAGGGCAAGAGGTAGATAACGGAATAACATGGGATAAACGGTCAAAAGGGAGATAACATCATGGGAACCATCGCAAATCTAATCGTCAGGATCGGCGCGGATACGTCCGATTTCAGCCGCGGGATACAGGCCGCGACAAGGGGTAGCAATATGTTCGCGGCGGGAATCGGCGTGGCTGGTGCCGCGATGCTTGCGTTCGGTGTGAAGTCCGTCGTTGCGGCGGGCAACATGGAGCAGACCTCGATGGCGTTCACCACGATGATGGGGAGCGCGCAGGATGCCACATCGCTGCTGAAAGAACTCCAACAGTTTGCAAAGACCACTCCGTTCCAATTCACCGAGATAACCACCGCATCGAAATCACTGATGGCGTTCGGCGTGTCCGGTGACAACATGATAAGAACGCTCACAACACTCGGTGACATCGCGTCCGGAATCGGAATGCCGCTGAATGAACTGTCTGAAATCTATGGAAAGATAAAGGCACAGGGGCAGGTATACGGCGATGACATCCGGCAGTTGGGGCAGCGCGGGATACCCATCATTAAGGAACTGGCCAAGGTTTTCAACATGGACGAATCAGCCATCAAGAAAATGGTCGAGTCCGGAAAGGTCGGATTTGCAGACATCGAAAAAGCATTCCAGAACATGACCGCGGAGGGCAGTCAGTTCGGTGGACTCATGGAGGCACAGTCGAAAACACTGCTCGGAAAATGGTCGAACTTCAAGGATTCGATTCAGCTGTCCATGATTGAACTAGGCAATTCCATATCGGACGCGTTCAATCTGAAAGGCGCGCTCGATGCGGCGAACGAGGCGCTCGGCCGGTTCACGTCGCTGTTGCAGAGCGGCGGCATCGGGTATGCGTTCGACCAGATATTCGGAGAAAAGACGAAGATTGCGATATTCGCAGTCGCGGGGGCGATATCGTTTGCACTGATACCATCGCTGATCAACGCGGCCCGCGCGGCATGGGCGGCACTTGCTCCATTGGCTCCGTTATTGGCGCTTGGCGCGGTCGTAGGCGCGCTTGGCTACGTGGTGTATAAATACGCCAACGCGAACCAGGAGTCGACAGCAGCAGCCACAGACGCCGCGACGGCATCAAAAGAACAGGCTGACAAGGCGCAGACGTTGCGGAATAGATTGACCGAACTGCAAAAGAGCCTCGCCGGAGTAAAGACAGCCGCGACAACCATGCTCGCCCCGTTCGATGAAATAAACCGGCTCGGAGTCGGAAACACGGCGGGGTCGCTTGTCGATTCGTCGAAAACCATAGAAGAGATAAACAAGATACAGGAAGAACTGGCCGGGATGGATTCGGATGTGACCGACATGATCAACGACATCAACGCGAACGCCATCATAAAACCCATCATGCAGGACATCGACACGTCGCTGTTCGGTGATAATTTCAACGCGGGCATGGCGCGAATCTCGAGAGAGGGCGCGGGGACATGGATAACCGGGTTCCTCTCGATGATGAACCCATTCCAGGAAAGTTACGTCGCAGGATGGTCCGGAATCGTTGACCGTATATCCGCGATAATCCGAAAGAAAATGCAAGGCTTGTCTCCATATGAAATTCAAGTCCGAGGCACTGGAGGATTCAACGGATTCGTCGGGACATCTGGAGGTGCAGTCGGAGGCGGCGCAACATCATGGGCAACTGGTGGAATCACCACCGGCCGGCGCGACAATGTCACGGTCGGAGAGGCGGGTCAGGAGGCCATCCTGCCGCTTGAAAACAACACTGAATGGATGGACACGCTTGCCGATAAACTGGGCGCAAGGATAGGCCGTGGCGATACGCGGGTGTATGTAGGCGGCGAGCAGCTGAACGCGGTCATATCGCGCGAGAGCAACCGGAGACTGGTCCGTAGCAACGGGATGTGACAGAACGATACACATGACACAGGACAGAGTAAGTGGCGGCGTAAAAAAACCGCCCTATTTCATTGGAGGTAAACCATGGCAATGCTGACAATCGGCTCCGCACTGACGAACCCGTCCGAATACGCGGTGTCCATATCCGACCTCGACTCGGATGATTCGGGGCGGTCCGAAACCGGACTGTTCCATCGGAACCGCAGACGCGCGGGGGTTTATAAGATACAGGCGAGTTTCAAGGTGTCGCGGACGGAGCTGAAAGCCATCACCGATGCGATTGCGGCGGCGTCGTTCAGCGTGACGTTCTTCGACCCATTCACCGCGACCGATGCGACAAAGACCATGTACGTGGGGGACCGTTCGGCGAAACTTATGAACTATACGAACGAGGCCGCGCCGGCCGAATCGTACTGGAACCTGTCATGCAATTTCATCGAATTTTAAATCAGAGAGGCGCGGATGATTCCGCGACCGGTGAATGATATGAAACGAAATTTTTTAATCGGGTTGATAGTTTTGTTACTGATTGGAGGACTTATGCTGATATCGACAAGCGCATATAAGACCGCGATAACATCCGACGCACCGGAAGAGCGCATCACGGGAACGCTGACACTGCTGGACAACACCGTCTATCAGGTCACGGACGCGATGATCTGTGAGGATTCCCTGTACATCGACGAGCAGTGCGTATCCGGCGAGGACTTGCAGATTGGCAACGTGTATGCCGCGGAGATGGGCATCGGTCTGGAGATCGCCGGACTGAGTTCGGACGCGGTTGACGGTGCGGTGCTGGACCTGGATTATGGGATTGCGATTATACCCGCCGCATATGATGTGGACATGGACTATTACCCCGGTGATTATGTGTCGTATGGCGGAGCATATTATCAGCAGACATATACAAGCGGGATAGTCGGGATAATCCCCACGAACGCCACGTATTGGACGACCGTGACAACCGCATGGGACGACATCCCGCTCGGCGTGTTCAACGTCACCGAATCGAAACGGAACGGGATATATATCGACGTGGTGGCGACGGATAATATGGCACGACTGGCCGTCAACGCGACGGATGTATATCTGCCCGCAAGAACACCGGAAGAACTGATTGATAGACTTCCGGCAGATATATATTATAAGCCCACGAACACATTTACAAATTCCGTGTCTGAGAGCAATCAGCTCATAGTCATGTTGAATACGCCCCCTGGATTAATCCGTACTTTCGTTCGTTTTATTTTTTCTCAAAACACAACGGATGATTTATCCATAACTTCAAGTTTAACAGGACCGAATCAGGGCGGAAACGTATATGTCAAACTTGCAAAAACCACTGCGAGCAAGAATACCGCCGCATTGATTCAAGCGGGAATACGCGCATTAGAAACCAGTCATCCTAGCTATGCATTTTATACGGCGGTTTGTACGGCAGTGGGTAATTGGGATACCACTACGATAAACGTTGGTGCGTCGTCATCGGCTTATCTATATACCACGTTTGCCATAAAAACCACTACAGATGAATTCAATTCATATCCTGATTCCGCATGGGATATCCCCGCAACGCCATACGTATATTATAGCGCACTGGATGCCTGCATGTGGATAGGGCAGGTAAATTCAACGTTCACACGGGTTGACAGAGCCACGTCACAATTAGAGATGTTGCCTCTCCACAAATCCACTGCCGACCGCACCATCACCAAAGCGGAACGATACAAGACCACCGTATCGGACTCGACTGTAAAGGTCACGGCGGTGCAGATGACCATAAACGGCGTGGTGCATACCGTCGGAACGACCGGACTTACCATGGAACTCCGCGAGAATCCGTTCATGAAATCGCTCACGTCGGCGCAAATCGACACGGCGCTGACCAATATCCTGAACGACATCACACTGGCCGAATACAAGCCGTTCGAGATGGAGTACATCGGCGACCCGACATTGCAGCCGGGCGACTGGATTGTCATCGAGGACGCTCCTACGACCGGCGGAGACCCCACAACACTGATTACCCATTCCACATGGCACTATCGCGGACATTCGTTCCTGCGCGGCGTGGGGCGCACCGTGGCGACCATCAAGCCGGTGTCGCAGGTTGAGAAGGACTTGGGGGCGCTCAAGACAGAAATCGTCACGGCAAGCGGTTCAAATGCAAATGGATACTATGTCAAGTATGCAGACGGAACGATGGTTTGTACCAAAACAATCGCACTTGGTTCTGTTGCGGTTACAAACGCTTATGGTGCATTGTATATGTCTGGGAATCAAACCTTGGGAGATTGGGCGGTTAAATTTTATGCTGTTCCGATAGCAACAGTAAATGTGTTCTCTGCAAACCTTCCGTTGTTTTTTGGGAAATATACATATCAGACCAAAACCGTTGCACCCGTAATAAGAATACTACACATTTCTTCTGCAACGATTACAGTAACAGCTGACGTAATAGCAATAGGCAGATGGAAAGCATAAGAACATCGGTAAAAAATACGCAACAACAGCAAAGGACGGACAAAGCATGATGACGACATGGGAAGCGGCGGGTATCGTTGTAAGCGCATCGACTGTATTGGGGTTGATCGCGGGGGCAATCAAGAACTGGGATACAATCACGGAAAAATGGAAAAAGATGACGGAGAGCAGAAAAGTGAGATTTGCAAAAAAACAACAGCCATATTGCGCGCTGATATGTCAGGCGCCGGTCATGATGACGGAGGTATCGAAAAAGCTCGACAAGATATTCGACTTCATCGAGATCACGCGGGAGATATCGCTCGAAAATCATGGCATGGCGCTCATTGACCGGTGCAACAAATTTATTGAAAAAGGGTTCATGCCGCAACATGAAAAGGACGCGCTGATTCATTCGTTCATCCCGTATGTCATCGGAGACGGGAACGGGAAAGTGTTCAATTACGTCCAGATGGCCATGAATCTTCCGACGGAGCCGGGCGGTCATGAATGCGTCGTGGACATGGATGAAATCATACGGCGAGAAATCGAAAAATACCATAAACGCAAAGAGATGCTGAAACAAGGAAAGTGAGGAAATCAAAATGAACGAACTTATGACATGGGCGAATCTTGGGACATTGGCAGGAGCGATGGCGGCGGTGCTTCTCATCGTGCAGTATGTGAAACCGCTGATACCGAAACTCGATACAAGGGTGCTTGCGCTTATCGTGTCGGTGGTCATCCTCGAGGCGGCTACGGCCATTTCAGGCGGTGCGGTGCAGGATTATGGCCTTGCCATCCTGAACGCTATTCTGGTGGCATCAGCGGCCATGGGAGCGTATCAAGTGACATTCAAACCGGCGGACGACAAGAAGAAGGTGAAGTAGATGAAAATAATCTCCGGAAAGTACCCGGAAGAGAAGAACATCGACGCGGGGGTCGGTGGCATCGACAAGGGGAACGTGAATCGCGTATTGCGTTGGGACGAGGCGGGACAGGCTC